CAAGACTATTGTTTGGGTCGTGAAATTCATTTTATTCGTGGCCGCTTAAAGTTTGGCGGTTCTAAAACGAATGCACCTTTTGGTTGCTGTGTTGTGGTGTTTAGACCAAGCCTGATAGACGTCAGTTGGGAGAAATCAGCATGACCAAATTCGAGTTTTTGGGATGGGGCTTACTCATTTCGTGTGTAACAGCAGTACTTTGCGGTGCGGTGGTTTTGTGGTGGTTGGCGCGTAAAGAGCTTGATGAGAAAGGAGCCAGACATGAAAGCAACTAAATTGATTAGAGATAAAGGACTGCAATACGCGAAAGAAATCGTTGATTCAGCCCCTTCTAATGCAACTGAGTGGAATGAAGGTTTCGAGTTCCAATGTGGTCAAAGTGTAGAGATTAGCAAGGCTGACCGAGAAAAATATTTTGTAGACCTTTCTGAACTCAAGCGTCTGGTGAAGTCAGTTGAAATTATTAATCAGGCTGGTGGTTATGAGGTTGTAAAAACTGCCATTTCTAACTATCGAGCTTCTGGTGACATGGTCACATTCTCAAGTTTAGAAAAGCGTTTGAAAGACCACGAATCAATATACGGGGATAGTGAAAATGCAAAAATGCAACCACTGTAAAGCTGAGCAATTAATTAATTCGTATGGTGGTCTTCCAGAGGCAAAGGCTTACCTGAGGCGTTATTTCAAGCTGAATGGTGGATTAAGAAATAAGTATCCAAGAACAGGCTCTTTGATAACTCAAAAGAGGAATGAATTGCAGAGCGCAATTTTAACTGTAGAGGGCTTAAATAATGGACAGTAAATGGATTGAAGCGCAACGGCGTGAAATGGAAAAGCTTATTTCACCAGAGCTAATCAAGTCGAGAGATTTAGCACGTCAAAGTTACTTCGAACATATGGAAAAAGAAATGGCTGACCACGTATCGCGCTCAATTGAACCACTCAGCGGCAAAAAGCAAAGCACTCTGGTTGAACTAAGGGAGTCAATTGAAAAACTGGCTCAAAAGTATAAACAAGATGCTCATTCATCCAGCCTTTTTGGTGATCAGGATAAAGCGCGAGTTTATAACTGCTTTGCTAATCAATTAGACCTTTTGCTGAAAGGTGGTGCTTGATGTCATCAGTCAGCATTGTTGAATACCGCAAGTTATTTCCGATAAAGAAAAATAAAAAGCGGCGTTCAGCAAAGCAAGTTGCCAGACAACCAAGTGTGGGTGAAATGGTTCTGGCAACGCATTTAAGAGCATGCAAGATTGATTTTGAACAGGAATATAAATTCCATCCTGAACGTAAATGGAGAGCAGATTTTTTAATAACGGGAACAAAGATTTTAGTCGAGGTGGAAGGCGGGATCTGGAGCGGAGGTCGCCATACAAGAGGGAAAGGGTACATCGGGGATATGGAGAAGTATAACTCTGCGTCAATGATGGGTTTTACAGTTTTACGGTTCTGCACAGAACAAGTTAAAGCAGGTGTAGCAATTAAACAAATTGAGCAATTGGTGAGAGGTAAAAACTGATGAATATCGAAGTGAAAATTAAGCCAACAGTCAGAATGATGCAGAATGAGCTTGCACAGTGGGGGAAATGGGCACGTAATGCCTCTTTTAATCCTAGTGAATTAATTTATAAATCTCCAAGTTTAGGATTAATGCGACTAAAAGAGGGATTTAAATCTAAAGGTATTCAGGTTACTTTGAATGATGAAGCACTAGTTGCAATTGATCATTTAGTCATGCAGTTAAAGTTATCTCGACCAGATTTATACCAATGGATCGAATTTTATTATTTAAAAGGGTATCCAGTTGCAGTTCTGGCTACACATACAAAAGTTGATCGAAGAAATATTGATAAATATTTGTTAGCAGCAGAAACATGGCTAGATAGTAGACTTGAATCTATTTGTCAAAATCTATGAAATATTAGTTAAGGTAATTATTAATGGCAGATGAAATAACAGTAATTCAAGCAACAATTGAAGCTGCTCAAATTCAAAAGTGGGGAACTATTTGGGGGGCAGTGATAGGTGGTATTGCAATTGCAGTAGGTGTGTATTTCTCGTGGAGAACATCTTTGCATTTGCAAAAAGAAGCAAGACTTGCGGAGACAAGGAAAAATGTATATCTAGAGCTAGTTGAAAATTACTCAAAAATGATCTTAGGTTTTCAATTATTATTATCAGAATTAGATAAAAATTGGGAATTGCAAAAAAATCTAGTTCATGCTTTTAGTACTTCACTTGATAAAGCAGCATTTATTTGTGAAACTTCAACGAAGGAACAAATATATAAATTTTTAGATGTTTTTATAGAAAAATTTCGTAATTTACAGGAAAAAATTAATCCATTAATTATTTCGAACAGCGAAATTGAAAAGTTATCCTCCAGACATTCTAGATCTATTAAGCTATTTAATAATGCTTCTGAAGAGTATGAAAGAATCAAGTTATTTGGAGAGGGAATTGAGAGAATTCCATTGATACAAAAATATTTTGATGAAAAACTTAAAGAGTCTGAAGGTTACTTAAATTCGATGAATGTGCTTGGTGAAAAAATTAAAATTGATTCTAGAGAAATAAGCCCATTAATAACTGATTTAATAAATGAATCAAATATGAATGCTAATAAAGTTGTTCATCTATTAAGAAAAGAATTAGGGGCAAAGACCGATATAGATTTAGATACGAAATTACAAAATTTAATGATCATCGAGTAGAATTATTGCATTGCGCGCAGAGATATGACATATTCGTGCTATAGTGTTCGAAGTGTAAGTAAATCACTAGTATTAAAGCTCATCATTTGGTGGGCTTTTTTAATTTGCTTTAGAAAATTAATGTTATAATAAAAGAATAGATTACTTAGGTCTGTTGTTGTAGAGGAATGCATAAGTGGTTCAGTTCCACTTGTAGTGCTAGGATTAGTTGCCTTTTGCTTATCTTTTTTGTTGTCTTGTTTAACTAACTATTCAACTGTTTCATTAAGTTTGCTGGAGGTGCGTATGGTAAAAAAACATTCAATTATTGCTTTATCCATGTTTGCGAATGGTGTGGTAATTAATCTGTTTAGTACTCAGCTTGTAGCATTGCAGACCTAAGTGATTTAATTAAAAGCTCATCAAATGATGAGCTTTTTTGTTTTGTGCTATAGTCCAGTCTGATTAAAAACTGGTACTTATAATGAATATCTGTGTGGGTGGTGAACTCAATGGGCAAGTGATAGAAAAAAGGGGTGTTAAGAACAAAGATGTATATAAATATTAGTAAATTATAAAATTATTAAATAAATTCAAATATTTAAATTAAAAATAAGTGATAAAACTTTAACAATATTTACGTACGTGATGAATTTAGTAACTCAAATAAACATTATTTTAGACGGATAATTATAAAAAACGGAGTACAAATGTCATGAATGAGAATGTAGAGCTAATAAAGTACATTGATGTAGCTGAGACAGTTTACGAACGGGTATATGAAAATAATAAAATTTCAAATAATTTGATTGTTAATCTAAATCGCATTATGGCTGAGATAAAGAATCAAGCTGCAGAAAAAAGACTCAAATTGAAGTACAGCTCAATAGACTTTGAACATTGTTTAAGTTTGCCTTTAGCTGATCGCAAAATAAAAGTAGATTTAAGCCTTATACCTCATTTTGAAGATCGTGAAGAAAGTATTTTGTGGTTAACTAACTTTATTGGAAAAATTTGTGAGCCCAGAAAGATGCAAAGACAGAAAAAAAATCTTCATTAAGTACCTGTGAATTTTAGATGAACCGCCCTTAAAGCGGTTTTTTATTGCTAGTAGAATATTTAAGGTATCTTTTCTAATAGGCACATACTATTGAAGTGTTTTTTATTTATTTTCTAGATTGAAAAGATTGCTATTTAAGTAATTTAAATATAAAAATCTTTATTGATTGAGAGTAGTTGTTATACAGGATATTTATAAGGATTTTAAAATGACAATTATCACATTGCTTGATGTTGAGACGAAGAAGAAGGTGATAGTTCGGTCCGTAATAGATCCAATAGCAATAATAGACAAAAAAGGGAATATACAAATTATTCAAATTCATAAATGGCTATATGATGAATCTGGAGATTTCGTTGATGAAGACTTATATGAGGCACTCAACAATGGAGAAGTTGGAATATACATAACTTTGCAGTATATGATCATTGATATTGAAAATTAATTATTTTATTTTTAGTCAGTTTGAGTTCTTACTCTCTAGAGCCTAATGGTTACTGCACATAAGACCTTATTAAGTATTACCTATTGATGGGCACATATTCTTTATAACTCTTGATAAGTAAAAAAATTATGTAGGCTAAAAATAAAACTATTTAAAAAAGAAATCTTTATCTATTTAAATATGAATATTTGATATTTTTAATTCAATCCCTATTGCTAGTGCTTAAATATTATGCCAATATGAAGTTGGAGATATTTCCGAATAGATATTTCCTATTTCAGGTCTAAGCGTTTTTTTTCGCTAAGCCCATTTCTGAATAAAAATAGGAAGTGGGCTTTTTTATTTTTAAATATTTCAGTATTATCAGTGTGTTGCTTTAAGTAACACTAACCTTATTGATCAGCGCAAATATCAAAAAAAGGGGGAGCTTGCCTACTAGGCAAGCTTTTTAAATTGATAATTTAAACACAATAATCCATTTTAAAGCTCAATAGAAAAATCAAACTTCCCTAGCTTTTATTCGTACTAATTTATTGAATATAATCGTTTTTATAATTTTTAAAATTTCCTTAAACTAAAAATGGAAAATTTCTTGTTGCAACATTGTTATAATAGGACTACCTTAAGAAAAATACTTTATAAAAATGAGGAGCTGCCGAAATGCCACAGTATCTCATGTTTGCGGAAAATATTTATAACAAAATTAAAGATGAGGAATTGTTTTCACATGACTGTATTGAAAATATGAACTTACTTATGACATGTATACGCAGAGAAATTGAGGGAACAGAATTTAAATTAAAATATAATTTTATTGATTTTGTTGAATTGTTTAGTAGACCATTAGATGAATGTAAAGTAAAAATAGATGTGAGTTTGATTCCTCCTCATAATTCAGAAGGTGAGTATATTTTATGGTTAGCTGGATTAATCGAAAAAATTACAGAAGGTGGACCTAAACCACCTCCGCCAATTAAAAAATTTATTCCAGAGTTTATGAGCTTAAAATCTGAATTAGATTTTTTACCTTCAAATGAGGAAAAAATTCAAACCGAAGGTAAAGAAATTACGGATTACTTTAATTCAAAGCTTTATAAGGCAACTTTTAAGAAGTAATACTATATTGCCTGTGAGTTTAGCCACCGCCTTAGGGCGGTTTTTTTATGGGTGAGAATAATGGATTCTACAGAATACTTTTGGCTTACTCGGAAAAAAGAACCTAAAACCAAGCCTAAATCCAGACCGCTACCTAAAGCTACTCAAAAGTACTTAGAGGCAGAGGAAGAATTTACTGAAGCTTTAGACAATCTGGAAATTAAATACGAAAAGAAATTCCAGTTTAAGTCTACTAAGCATTGGCGTTTTGATTTTCATTTAATTGAATATCGTATTTTAGTTGAAATTGCTGGTGGACCTTGGTCTGGTGGGCGAAAGGGCAAGCTGGCAACAAAGGCGTGGAGTTTGGACCGTTACGATGTTGCTGAAGAAATGGGATATACCGTTGTTCGGTTAGAGGCAGCACCAAGATTTAAGATTAATGAATATGGTCCATTGCAGATCCAAGCTCATTTCGCTAGTCAGTGGCTTAAAAACTTAAAGAGGCAGATTTTTAATGGAGCAGATCAGACCATTTCCACCGACTGATTTTATTGATCAAGCAGATGAAGAGGAAGCAATTAGACTAACACCAGCACCAGATCTAAAAAAATGGGTTGTTGCTAATTACTTAACTATTGGTGGACCTCTTTATAACCCCGATCATGATCACATAGCTGAGCTGCTCCACGATAATGAAGAATTTTTAGCATTTGCTTGGGCCTCTTCTGCATATAAAAGCAAGCAGGCGATGGTGCTGGGGCAATGTGAAAAAGTCATGTTCAATGTTGGTGGCTGGCGCAAAGCTAGACAAGAGCAACAGATGCGAGACTGGTTCGGCTTTGTGCCAACTTACTTAATAACTGTCGACGCTTCTTTTTGTGAGCGTGCAAATGATACAGAGTTCTGTTACTTGCTTGAACATGAGCTTTATCACATTGGAGTGATGAGAGACGAGGACGGAGAAATTGTTTATAGCGATAGTTCTGGTCTTCCTAAGCACTATCTTGCAGGTCATGACGTTGAAGAGTTTATTGGCGTAGTTAAACGTTATGGCCCAAGCAAAAATGTTAAGCGACTTATTGAAGTCGCAAAGAATCCGCCGTTTGTTTCGAATCTTGATATTTCAAAATGCTGCGGAAATTGTGTAATCAATTGAGCCTTTTGGCTCTTTTTTTGTCCTGTTTGCTGTACGTAGCTGTACGAAGGGGAATTTATGGCAGCACTAAAAGAGCCTGTGAAAATATTTATAGTTCAGTCTCTTGCTTGCCGTGATACACCTCAGGAAGTGGTGGAAAACGTCAAACAAGAGTTTGATGTGGAAATTAGCCGAAGCCAGTGCCAAGCATATGACCCAACCAAATATTCAGGCCGTAATTTAAGCCAAAAATATGTTGAGCTTTTTGAGAAAACCCGAGAAGAGTTTGACAAGGGTTTAATTGATATTCCAATTGCTAGTAAGTACTACAGATTAAAGCAATATCAAAAACAACTGGAGAGAACTCGGAACGTCAAAACAGCCTTAAAAATTCTTGAGCAAGCCGCTAAAGACATTGGTGGTCAATTTACTAACCGCCAAGAAATTACAGGCAAAGACGGCGGTCCAGTCCAAACAGTTAATTCAGAAATTCCAGTTCCAATGGAAGATTACTTAAAAGCGCGGAGGGAAGTCTTAGATGAGTACTGATGCGGCTCGGGATAAAGCCATCCGGATCGAGGCGCAAGAAGATTTATATTTCTTCACAAGGTACATGTTTAAGGAGCGCCGTGGTTATAAATGGATGCAGAACTGGCACCACTTAGAAATCTGTGAAGCTTTGATGAAAGTTTATCGCGGAGAGATAAAGCGGTTAATTATTAACGTTCCACCACGATATTCTAAAACTGAAATTGCTGTAATTAATTTTATGGCTTGGTGTTTCGGAAAGAAGCCTGACTGTGAGTTTATTCATATCAGTTACTCGGCAATGCTTGCCGCAAATAACGCCTTCCAGATTCGAACACTCGTACAAGAGGAGGCGTATAAAAAGGTCTTTCCTGATCTCACATTGCGTGATGATAGTAAGGCTAAAGACTTCTGGAGGACTTCTCAAGGCGGTGTCTGCTATGCGACTGGTACAGGCGGTACGATTACTGGTTTTGGTGCGGGTAAACTTCGTGATGGGTTTGGTGGATGCATCATTATCGATGACCCACACAAAGCGCATGAAGCTTCTTCTAAAACAATTCGAGAAGGGGTAATTGATTGGTTCCAAAACACCCTTGAGTCGCGTACTAACTCACCAGATACACCGATTATCGTCATCATGCAGCGTTTGCATGAGGATGATTTAGCAGGTTGGTTGTTAGGCGATAGAAAAGACGGCGTTCCTGTAGCTGGTGGAAATGGTGAAGTGTGGGAGCATCTATGTCTTTCAGCTATTCAGGAAGACGGATCCGCACTATGGCCAGCAAAACACAATATCCAAAAGTTAAGGCAAATGGAGCAAGCTGCGCCGTATGTTTTTGCCGGACAATATCGTCAAATGCCATCACCGCCAGCAGGCGGTTTTTTTAAGCCCGACAATATTCAAATTGTTGATGCTTTGCCTGCGGATGTATTGAAACAAGTTAGGGCTTGGGATTTTGGGGCTACCGAAAATGAGGGCGACTTTACAGTAGGTGTGCGAGAAGCTCTAGGCGCAGATGGTTTTACTTACATTGTCGATGTAACTAGAGGACAGCTTGGACCTGACAATGTGAATAAGCGCTTAGAACAAACAGCAAAAATAGATGGGAAAAAAGTTTCTGTGCGTCTACCACAAGACCCCGGTCAAGCTGGTAAATCGCAAGCTAGTTCATTTGTGAAGCTTCTTGCTGGTTATAACGTGATAGCCAAACCAATTTCAGGTGACAAGCTCACACGGGCACAACCATTTGCGGCTCAAGTTAACGTAGGAAATGTACGTATGCTCAAAGGTGAATGGAACAAGGACTTTATTGATGAGCTTCGTCATTTTCCTAACGGTACACATGATGACCAAGTGGATGCAGCCTCAGATGCATTTAATGAATTACATGAAGGTTTTGAAGCCTTTTTTGCTGATATGGGATTTGCTCGATGAGTGATGTAACTTTTCAACATGCTGAATATGTTAAGAACTTGCCATACTGGCAAAAACTTGATGATGTTTGTGAAGGTGAAGATGCAGTTAAGGCTAAAGGTGAAAAATATTTGCCGATGCCAAATGCTCATGATCAATCACCTGCAAATAAAAGTGCTTATGAGGCTTATCGTACTCGGGCAGTCTTTTATGAAGTAACGGGGACTACATCTAATAGTTTAGTTGGTGCAGCTTTTGCAACCGATCCAAGTTTTAAATTTCCTCCGGAACTTGCTCATTTAGAACGTAATGCAAATGGTGCTGGTCTTAGTACTTATCAATTGGCTCAAAATGGTATTCGCCATTTATTAAAGCATTATCGTTGTGCTTTATATGTAGATTACCCGGATGTATTACCAGCTCGTAATCTAGCGGAATTTAAAGCACAAAAAGCCTATCCGATGATTCATTTGCTCAATGCCCTTGATGTAGTGAATTGGGATTCAGTAATGATCGATAACCAGAAAAAGCTTTGCTTAGTGGTTATACGTGAATTTAAGTCTGAACGAGGTGCTGATGGCTTTAGTAAAACTGAAGTAGAGCAATATCGTGTACTTCGTTTAGAGCAAGAGGGTAATGGAGAATATATTTATTCCGTTCAGGTGTACACAAAGGGTGAAAAGGGTAACTGGGTTGGCGGAGATAAGAAGTTTCCAACAGATTACAACGGGAATTTCTGGACCTATATACCTTTTACATTTGTAGGTGCAATTGATAATTCAGAAGAGATTAAAAAGCCTCCATTACTTCCTTTGGCTAATCTCAATTTAGCCCATTACAGAGACAGTGCGGACTTTCAAGAGTCCGTTTTTTATATGGGGCAACCTCAATATTATGCGAAGGGTGTTAATTGGGAGTGGTATGACCAAGCCAAGAAACGTGGCATCTACATTGGAGCGAAAGTACTTTTGCCTTTACCTGAAAATGGTGGTTTAGGAATTGTACAAGCCGACCCTAATACTCTTGCCCGGGAAGCGATGAAAGATAAGTGGGAAAAAATGAAGGAGATGGGGGCGCGTTTAATTGAGAAGGGCTCGGGAAGTAAAAAGACCGCTACCGAAGCGAATAGTGATGACGCCGTTCAGCATTCAGTTCTTTCGCTCTGTGTCGTTAATATGAATGAAGCCTTGTCAGCAGCATTACGATGGGCAGCAAAGTTTGTAACGCCTAATGTGGATGTTCTAACTAAAGATGATTTGATGTTCGAAATCAGTCAAGAATTTAACAAACAGGGTTATTTAGCTGAGTTAGCTCGACAGTTATTTGAAGCAGCTCTACAAGGCCGATCTTCATTTAAATCATGGTGGGAATACAACCAAACAGGTATGTTCCCTAAACAAAAATATGAAGAAGAGCTTCAGAATGTTGAAGCAGAGCAAGATGGGACTTTAAATCAAAAGGTAGAGTGAGATGGCAACAGATATCAAAAAACTATTTGAAGCACTCACTCAGCACCAGGCCTATCTTTATCGTGCTTCATCAAAAACGGTAAATGAGTTATTGGCTTTATTCAATGATGATACGAGCAAGATGCTATCTAAGCTTCGGGATTTATTGGATGAGCTTAATGAGTCGGAGAAAGTTGCTTTAGCTGGTGGTAAATATACAACTTCAAATTTAAGGGAAATTAGGGATTTGATTGCCCAATGGTTTGCCAGTGTTAATTTAGCATTACCTGAAGCTTTTGCCGTTTCTGCTACGGCGCTGGCTGTTTATGAGGCCAATTACGTAGCTAAGCTCTATGGAGCAAAAATTAATAAGCCTGATGGGGAAAAACTATTCTTATCCGCTAAAAAAGTTCCGTTGGCAGGTGGCGCTCTTGTCGATGATCTGCTTTCAAGAATTGCTGAAAGTGCCCGTCAAAAGGTTGAGTATGCAATTCGAGATGGTATTAATTCAGGCAAAACTAACCAAGAAATTGTTCAGCGTATTCGAGGGAGCAAACGGCTTAACTATGAAGATGGGATCTTAAATGGTACCAAAACTGATATTGAGCGAACGGTAAGAACTGTGCGAAGTCATGTAGCTAATCAAGCCTATCTAAATAGCTTCAACCAAATTGGCTTTGAATATGTCCGATTTGTTAGTGTTTTAGATGGACGAACTTCTAAGCTTTGCGCTTCATTAGATGGTTCAGTTTGGGAAATAAACGATCCGACAAAGCGGGTACCGCCGTTGCATCCTAACTGTCGCAGTATCTTGGTACCAGTCGAGAAGGACGGTCAACTTGTTGGCGAACGGCCATTTGTCATGGACGAACGTCGAGTTAAAGACATCCCGAAAGAAGAGCGAAGCCAGTTAATAGGGCAGTTAGATGCCAATACCACTTTTAAAGAGTTCTTCAAAAAGACAGATGATTTCTTTCAAAAAGAATGGCTAGGGCCAAAGAGGTACAAGCTTTATAAAGAAGGAAAGTTTGATTTTGAAAAGTTCTTTGATCCTGAAGGGCGACTTTACACATTGGACCAACTTAGAAAGTTGGATGAGCTAAATTTTCAAGAACTAGGATTATAAATAAGAGTATTTTAATATCTAATACCTGAATGTTTTTACTTTAGTGAACTATTATGGTTAAGGATATTAAACGATCAATTAGAGATAAATATAAAAGAAGAGAGACAGGTCTGAGGATTGTACTTGAAGATTTTATTATTCATGCAAATGATCGAATTGATGAAAGTAGAGCAGGTGTTGCTAGGAATAGTAATGACATTAAATTATATATTCAAAAGTGTCAGGAACTATTGGATGTCTTGCCTGAAATTAAGGAGCCAGAATTTAATTTTAACCTTTCATTAGATGATTTTTATCAAACTTTGGAAGTTCCTAAAATTGTAATTGAAAACGATTCAAATGAGTTAAGTGAAGAGCTGTTTAAGGAGTTCGAAGAACAAAATCGAGATTTTTTTGATCAAACTGAAATAAATAAATGATTATTTAATTTTTAAAAAGCGCCCTTTAAGGCGCTTTTTTTATGCCTGCCGAATGCGGATGCAGACGGTGTAACCGGGCGGATGCCCATTTTTGTATATAGGTTGGATGACCAATGAAACTTAAAACAGTAACAATCGACGGTAAAGTTTATGCGGAAGTAGACGGAGATAAGCCGATCTATATTCATGATGACGGCAAAGAAATGCCACATGATGCGCCACACTCGGTAGCAACAATTGCACGCTTAAACAATGAAGCTAAAACACATCGTGAAGCCAAAGAAGCAGCCGAAAAAGCATTAAAAGCTTTTGAAGGAATTGAAGACCCAGCGGCAGCTAAAAAGGCATTACAAACAATCCAAAATCTCGACGATAAAAAGCTGGTGGATGCCGGTGAAGTTGAGAAAGTGAAAGCTGAAGCTATCAAGGCAGTTGAAGAAAAATATGCTCCGATTGTTGAGCAACGTGATGCTCTTGAGGCCTCATTGCATAAAGAGCTTATCGGCGGTGGTTTTGCTCGTTCTAAGTACATTCAAGACAACATTGCAGTACCTGTGGACATGGTTCAGGCAACATTTGGCCATCACTTCAAAATCGAAGAGGGCAAGGTGGTTGCATATGATCCGAACGGCGAAAAGATTTATTCGCGTGTCCGCCCGGGTGAACTTGCAAATGTTGATGAAGCTTTAGAGTCATTGGTTGGTGGATACCAGCATAAAGACTTAATTCTTAAAGGTGGTAAAGGAACTGGTGGCGGTTTTCAAGGTGGGGGCAAAGGTAGAGCGCCTGCAGGAATGAAACGCAGTGAAATGTCTGTTTCTCAGAAAGCAGAATACATCAAAGAACATGGCAATGATGCCTTCCTAAAACTACCGAACTAATCATTATATATTTGGAGATAAGTAGTTATGACTACGACAGTTAATTCCGACATGATCATCTACAACCAACTGGCCCAAACAGCGTATTTAGAACGATTACAAGACAATTTGAATGTCTTTAATGAAGCTTCCAATGGTGCGATTATTTATCGTAATGAAATCATTCAAGGTGACTTCAATAAAAATGCATTCTACAAAGTTGGTGGTAGCATTAAACATCGCGATGTGAACTCCAATGCAAAAGTCACTCCGGAAAAAATCGGTGCAGGTGAGTCTGTAGGTGTAAAAATTCCATATAAATATGGCCCTTATGCATCTACTGAAGAGGCATTTAAGCGCCGTGCTCGTACACCAGAAGAATTTGCTATGGTTGTTGGTTACGATCTTGCAGATGCATTGGTTGCAGGCCGATTAGAGTACAGTTTAGCTTCTTTAAAAGCTGCTATTTCTAGCAATCCAGACATGGTTGCAAAAGGTAGTATCGTTGTTGATGGCCGCAAAGCATTAACTCGTGGTATGCGAAAGTTTGGTGATAAGTTTGGCCGCATTGGCTTATGGGTGATGAACTCAGATACCTATTTCGATATTGTCGATGATGCAATCACTAAGCAAATTTATGGTGAATCTGAAATCGTTATCTATGGAGGTTTACCGGGAACCTTAGGAAAGCCGGTCTTGGTGACGGATGCTGTAGGTGATAACGATGCTTTTGGCTTGCAGTATGGTGCTGTAACTGTAACTGAATCACAAGTACCGGGCTTCCGAGCTTATGACATCAATGATGAAGAAAACTTGGCAATCGGTATGCGTGCTGAAGGTGCATTTAACCTAGATATTCTTGGTTATAGCTGGGATACATCGAAAGGTGAAAATCCTGATCTTACATTACTTGGTTCAAGTGCTAACTGGATTAAATATGCAACCAGCAACAAAATGACAGCAGGTACCTTACTTGATTTATCAGGTACAGCGACAACTGGTTAAAACCTAAAAATTAAAACCTAAGGGGGCTAATAAGCCCTCTTTTTATTATTAAGAGAAAAGCGCCATGAAGATTATCTATACACGCATTGCAGCAGCTGCTGCATTAGAGACGGGCATTATTGCTAACCCTGACTATTATGAAAACCCAAATTTGAAAGCAAAAGAGGTAATTATTTACGGTAATTATCCAAAGATTCAAAAGGATTATGAATCTTTGGAAGTTCCAGTTGAAGTTCGTAAGTTGGAAGAGCCACAAAAAACGACTTTGGCCACTGTAAATGTCGCAGTGGGAATTACCCCTGAACTTCAAGCTGTGTTTGATGATGCAAAAGCTGAATGTGAAAAGGTAGTTGAAGAAAACACTCAGCTTAAGCAGAAAATTGCCATCTTAGAGCAGGCCGGTGGTAACCAGTCAGAGTTGTTATCTGAGAATTCACGATTAAAAGATGCAGCAGTCTTAGCAGATAAAGCTCTCAAAGATGCTGAAGCCCAAGTTATCGGTATTAAAGCTGAATTTGAAGCTTTTAAAAACGATATTTCTGCAATGCAAACACGTATCGCTGAATTGGATGCTGGAAAATCGGCAGAAAACCCAGCTACAGAAACGGCAGCTAATGATTTTGAAAACTGGTCAAATGATCAATTAAAAGAGTATTTAGCTAGTAAAAATATTGGTTACAAGCCGTCTGCAACAAAAGCAGAACTTCTTAAATTAATCCCTAAGGAATAATGCAATGAGCTTTATTACTGTAGATGACGCAAATTCAATTTTGGGCAGCGATTTTGCACCAGACAGTGATAAAGCTCGTCTGGTTAAACTGGCAAATGTCTGGATGAAAAACAGAATAGGATTTGTACCAGATCCAATTGATCCACTTCTTAAGGATGCAGCTTGTGAAATTATCAAAGGCATTCTGGCCAAGGTAATTTATAACGGCAAAGACCAGCAGTTGAAGCGTAAGAAAGTTAAAGCTGATTCAGTCGAATCTGAAAAAGAGTATCAAGAAGGTACTGAAGCGATTTCTAGCTTTGAACAGATAGCAATTGATTATATTGATTCGCTTGATTTGAAAGATCCTAATGCAAGTTTTAATAGCTTCGGCATTCCACTTTACAGGGCATAAATAATGGGCTTACGTGACGAAATTCAGGCAGATATTGCTGAAGCATTTAATGAAGATTTAGCAGATGCCGTTCATACCTTTACATGTGAACGGATTTCAAAAACGAATTGGGATCCTAAAACTGAAACGTATGTTGAAGTTAAAGAAAACTATTCTGGGCGTGGCGTTCTGTTTGGCTCATACAGTCAATATGAGATTCAGACGCTTGGAGTCTTGGCCACAGATAAAAAGGCTACCGTTCTTCAAAACGAAGTAACTATGACTCCAAAAATTGATGATGAATGGTTAACAGCCTTAGGCTCATTCCGAGTTATCCATATTCAACAAGATCCAGCCAGTACAATCTGGAAATGTCAGTTGAGGAAGGTTTAAATACTTGGTCTAATAACCTTCTAAAATAGGGGGATATATGGCTCAAGATGATTTAAAAGTAAAAATAAGAAGGATTTGGAAATGGACTTTAATTGGCATAATTATTTTCTTAGTTGTTTCATTCTTTCTTAAGAGTTCATATCCAATCACACATCATAAATTTAACTTTGCTGATGCATATGATGTTTTAAAGGATACTTTAACACTTGCAGCAGCATTTCTAGCTCCAGTTGCAGCTTTTGTATTATTTGATGATTGGAGAACTTCTCATAGACTAAAAAATAATGAAACTGAAGTAATAGAAATTTTAAAAAAAGTAAAAAATATTCCCTTTAGGGCGAAAGATCTAGCTAAGGATTTAGAAAGTTTTTATGAAAACAATCTTACTAAACAAGAAATAGAAGATTATGAAAACAAAGCATTTGCAATTTCAGCCGAAATTTTAGCAGAGCTAGGAAATATTAATTTCTCTAAGAAAAACTTTGTAAATATTAAGTTTCACGATAAATGCTTAAATTTATATAGTGAGACTTATAAGTTACTCACAAATATTATTATGCTTTGTGATGCATGGACCTGTTTAGATTTATGCAAAAAAGATGCTAGTAGGCATGACCAACTTCCGAGTTTGATTGCTCGTGAAGATGTTAGCAGTGCAATTTTTTTTCAATCTGCTAGAAAATTTCTAGGATTATTTGATGATAATTTAAAAGAAATTGATAACTTGGCAGATGAACATAGAATTAGGTAAACAATAAAAAGCCCACATAAGTGGGTTTTTTTATGGGTGCAATTAAGGAGTTTAAATGATTAATACCGATTATGTGCCCGAATGGTATATCTCACCGTTTCAACATGTCAAATATGCACTTGCTAGAAATCAAATACATATGGATTTGTTATTTGAAGATATGGGCAAAGCTGATCAATTTTTAGATATGGGGGCGGATGCTCAGGTTAGTTCTTATTCAGATGGTGCATATGCAATTGTCCAAATTGGAGATACAGCGGATAAGAACCAAATACAAGTTTATGGATTGCTTTTACATGAAGCTGTTCATATCTGGCAAATAGTAAAACGGAGAATGGGTGAGCGAGAGCCTAGTGTGGAATTTGAAGCTTATTCAATTCAGGCAATCGCTCAAGACCTATTTGAAATGTTCGAAGCTAGTGAGGTAAATCATGGGATGGAAGGGGAAAAAGCCGACTAGTTTTAGTCTTGATGTGTCTAAAGCAGCAGAAGACCATGTAAAGAATATTGTCATGGATACCGTGCAATCCTTAGTTAATTTAAGTCCTGTTGATACTGGAGCATACCGTGCTTCACATATTGTTTCGGTTGGATCTGCTGATTTCGGCGTGCGTGAACCTGAAACAAACCCAATTCAAGATGCAGCTATTCAAGCTGTAAAAATTAAATTGGGTAATTTGGTCTATATTCAGAACAATAAAGCTTATGCACCCCGTTTAGAAAACGGTTGGTCTGATCAAGCGCCACAAGGTATTTATGGCCTCACGTTTAATTTTATTTCTCAAAAGTACGGTGGCTAAAATGGCAATGACTTTAGAGCAGACTAGGCAAGCTATTATTGATCGCATGCAAAGCTTTAGGGGTATTGCTCAAGAACGGATTCAGTATCCAAATGCACCTGACTTTACTGTTCCAACAAAAGGTGTATGGTGCCGTTTAACGATTGCAGGTGGCCCGAGTTTTACCTCAGGCATTGCAGATAAACCATGTACTCGCCGTACCGGTAATATCATGATTCAATGCTTTGATCGACTTCATGTGGGAGAAAAAGCTTTAACGGTTCTTGGCGATGCTTTACTGGCACATTTTGAATATTTCACAATCGAACACTTAGAATGTTTGAATGGTCAATCTATTTATGCGGGTAAAGATGCTGATTTCATTCAGTATAATGTGAGCATTGGGTACAAGGTGAATTGATATGTCATGTATGCTGACTTTAGAAGAAATCGAAATTAAACGGCAAGAACTGGAACGGCATCTTGAAGATGTTATGTCTGTTGAGTTGAGCAAATGGCAATCTGAAAACAAGCTATGTGTTTCTGATGTGAATATACGCTTGGCTAATGTTGTTAGTCTCGGAGGGCCTAAACATAACGTTGTTACTGGAGTAAGTGTCGATTTAGATAATGAGCTTTGAGTTCAAGAAAAAGCTACAGCAAGGCGATTATTTTTAATGACCTCAGCATATTATCATTTGAGATTACATTCTGTTACAGTAATAGAAATTTATAACAAATGGTAAAACATGAAAAAATCAACTTTAGGCTGGGGTGCCGCAGGATTAGTAGCTTTAGGGATTTTTGGTTCAGGCAATGATAACTCTCCAAAACAAACTTCAGATTCAGAAAATGCACAGAGTGCAGTAGAGGAAGTTATCGAATCAAAATATATCAACACTAATTCTTTAAATATTAGAGATAAACCAAACGGTCACGTAGTAGGCAAGTTAGGACGTGGAGAAAAAGTTGATATTTATGAGACGAGAGGAAACTGGGCACGTATTTCCTTAAATTCCTCATCACCTCAGTGGTTATCAACAAAGCTATTATGTGAAACGGATGGTTGCTTTAAACAAAAGTCTCGATCAACCACGTCAAATAATTATCAGGCCTTAAAATCTCATCCTCATCATTCTGAAAGAAAACAGAAGAAAACCTACTACGATAGTGATTGTTCATGTGCTGTGGTGGATTATTGCGTGGGTCCTAGAGGTGGGCACTACTGTATTACGAGTGGAGGAAACAAGAGATATAAACCTAGATATTAACTAATTTGAATTATGAGACCTCCATTTTGAGAGGAATTTTATGTCTTATTTACTACCACCTCATCGGTGGTTTTTTTATGTCTATAGGAATCACTTATGAGCAATCATGTTTTTAAGCGTGGTGACACATTCAACTTAAATCTGCAGCTAGTTGATATGGATGATGCACTGCAATATCCAGCCAATGATGTACGTCGAGCGATCGATTTAACGAGATATACCTTTACTTCGCAAGTTAAAACTCTCGATGGAACCGCCGTAGCAACGTTGACTTGTGCAGCGTTAAGTCAAAGCACTCAGAAAGGCTGGCTCAATATTAAATCAGGAACAAGTACTGCTACATGGCCTTTAGGCTTGTGTCAGATGGATATCAAAGCCGTCGTGGGTGGTGTGACTCAACATACCGAGACTCTGACTTTTCAGGTAATTGACGGGGTAACTGCATAATGGCAAATCTAGTCTTTAAATATTCTTGGGATCATCGGCCTTATCCCTATAACTCAGCTCAAGGTAAGCGGCAATTTATGCTGCCTTTTGCTTCGGGTATTCCAAA